TGGATGCATTACTCTACCTTGAGCCAATAACTGTGGAGAAACAGTTATACCTCCCTTTGCAAATAGTTCTTGTAATGATTTATTATTACTTAAAACTTCTTGCATTGCCTCCATCTTATCTTTTAATGACTGTAGTCTTAACTTAGCTACTTGTAGCTTAATTAATTCTACTGACGGTTCTTCCGCGAGTTCTTTATGTTCTCAACCACCCTGTAAAGGCAGTTGACCATTTGAAAACTCTCATATTAAGATATTTAGGAGTTGGTTACCTTTTGTTGAAAGGTACCCGGGATTACTAAAATTCTCTAACTTTATTTCTCAATTTCTAAGTTTACTTACTCTTAAAAGAGAAACAAACATGTGAATGCTTGTTCCTGCTGATTTGATTAAGTTTCAAGAAAGACCAGAAATTTCCTCGTGATTATAGAATAGCCTTTTGGCAAATTCTACTCTCACATTGGATTCGTCCGAGATTATACTTTTGGTGTGATTAATTTTAACATTAATCTTTTCCATTAGTGATCTATAAACGTCTGATACCTTCTTATCTCAGATTACAACATCATCACCTAATACTGCATAAGACCTAAAGGAATTTATTCCAATTGTTTTAGCACAGTATTCGATGAATGCATGGTGAGTTAACGAAAAGACAGCTCAAGAACTATAAAGTCCTAAAGGTTGCCCTGTCGCTCATCTCACTATGGTATTTGTTGGTTTGTATAAGAATTGTCTATCTGAAATCAGTGTTTGTCAAGCTCCAGACGTAGTTGGGTTATACAACCTATCCATTAACTCTTTCTGTAAAGAAATTGGAAATGTATCAGTTGCGTTACTTAAGTCGAATGAATGACTTTCGTTACCTGCCTCGATTCTAATCCTTTCGGATTGTTTATCTTGGTTATAGGTTCCATCAGTTTTCATCGTTCTTAGTATCGACATAACTTCATTATGAATGGGCTTTAAAACTAACTGACTTCAGTAGTCACCAATTGCTATGATTCGGGATTTACC